TGAAACTTTTTGATGACCAAAACATTAAGGTCACATTTCAAACAACTGACAAAGAAGATATGGTACCAATAATTGAGGTATTAAAAAAACTACTTTAATTTTTAAAAAATTAATCTAATTTATATATAATGGATAAAAAACCGAGAAGAAACCCTACAGTATTTGTAGAAGACTCAAACCAACAACACAAGAGTAAAAAAGAAATTATTGGTACTTTAATTAAGAAAAAAACAAGGGATAAATTTTTATCTGAAAGTCAAAGAGAATATTACGAAATATTACAAAACAATCAGATAACAATCTGTTCAGGACCAGCGGGTGTAGGTAAATCATACATATCTATGAAAGCAGCGGTTGATTTATTAGCAGACCCTAATAATTCTTATGAAAAGTTAATTATTGTTAGACCAGCTGTTGAAGCTGAAGAAAAATTAGGTTCATTACCTGGTAATGTTGAAGAAAAATTGGACCCGTATATTTTTCCTTCTTACTACCTTTTAAATAAAATTATTGGAAAAGATGTAAGAGAAAAATTAAAAGAAATGGAAATTATTGAGGTTTTTGCCTTAGCGTATATGAGAGGTATGAACATTGATAATTCAATTCTTATTTTTGAAGAGGCACAAAACTGTACACCAAAACAAATGAAACTTCTTATGACTAGAATTGGTTTTAATAGTAAATTTTTTATATCAGGTGATTTAGAACAAACTGACAGATATAAAGATAAAACTCAATCAGGATTATGGGACGCTTTGGAAAAATTTAAAAATATTGATGATATTGGAACATTCACATTTAAAGACTCTGATATTGTTAGAAATCCAATAATTAGTAAAATATTAAAAAAATACGAAGATGAAGTTCGCTTTTGATACTGACGAAGTTTTTCGAGATACACTAAATAAAATGATTGCAGTGTATGAAAAGTTTTTTATTGAAGATTATGTGTATGAGGAAGGAGAAGAAGAATTTAAATATGAAATTATAAAACCAATAACATCTTATAATTTTTCAGACCATTTTAAATTTCCATCAGAAGGTGAGTATATAAATTTTATGTACATGGATTTTCCAATGAATATTTGCGGTCATGCACCTTCAATTTCGGCAAATACATTTAACATATTGTCGACAATTCAAAAAACAACATTAAAGAAAAAAGATAGGATTAGTATTATTGCAAAAGCAATTGCCAAACAAAAACCCGCAACACTTTTTTTTCTTTCAAAATACGGAACTGAAGTAGATGAGGTTGTTTTTTATAATAAAAAAAATTTAAAAAAGATGTGGAGTAAATTTGATGTAATTGTGACGGCAAATCCTGATTTATTAGAGTGTAAACCAAAAAATAAAATATCAATAAAAGTTGAATCTTCATATAACACCGATTCTGTTAGTGATTATACAATAAATAATTTAGAAGGTTTTACTTCAATTTATAATCAATTATGATTTTAATATTATGATTGAAGTACTTGGAGAAAATTACTACATCGATATTGATAGAGTTCAAGAAATTATATCAATTGAAGATAAGACAAGTGGTGACAGTGAACAAAATATAAGTTTAGTTAAATTTGAACTTGTTAAAACTATGGTTGATGTAATTATGACTGAAAATGAAGACGTTGATTCAAATTTGGGAAGACACGGATTAAAAGATATAAGTATACCATTCAAAATTGCATTTAATACACTATTATTTCATAAAATATTAAGAAAAATTTAAAAATATGAGTAACGATTTTTTGTTAAAATTAGAAAATTCAGTAAACAAATTAAAAGACAAAAAGTGTAAATTACACTTTTTGGTGCAAGACACAAAGGGAAACGCCAAAGCGTCTATTAGATACATTTATCAATTAGCACATACACTACACAGTAAGAATTATAACGTTGTAATAATTCATGAACAAAAAGACTATCAAGGTGTTGGTTCTTGGTTGGATGAAAAATATATGAACATCCCACATTTATCAATTGATGGTCAAAATTTAGAAATATCACCTGAAGATTTTATAATAGTACCAGAACTTTAACAAGTCGCTAAATTACCTTGTGGTAAAATAGTTCTTTGTCAATCATATGATTATATGTTTGAAACTTTAGCACCTGGTGCATCTTGGGCTCAGTACGGATTTTTAAAATGTATTACAACAACACCAGAACAAGAAAAGTATGTTTCAGAAATAATGAAAAATGTTTCATTTGATATTTTAACACCAACAATATCAGAAAATTTCTCTTCAAAAGAAATACCTGCAAAACCAATAGTTAGTGTACACACTAGAGACCAAAGAGATACAATCAAAATAGTTAAAACATTTTATTTAAAATATCCTCAATTTAGATGGATTACTTTTAGAGATTTGAGAGGATTAAGTGAATCAGAATTTTCAGAAAATTTAAAAGAGTCGTTTGTTTCAATTTGGGTTGATGATATATCAGGATTTGGTACTTTTCCACTTGAGTCTATGAAAACAAAAACACCAGTAATTGGTAAAATACCAAATATGAAACCTGAATGGATTAATGAGAATAATGGAATTTGGACAAATGATAACAATATGATTGTTGATATCTTGGCTGAATTTATCCAAAATTGGTTAGAAGATAATATTTCCGAAAAATTATATACTTCAGGTGTAGAAACCGCAGAAAAATATTCTGACTTTGAATCTTTCCAAAATAAAGCGGTTGAGTTATTTGATGACTACATCAATAAAAGATTAGAAGTTTTTGAAAACCAATATAATAAATTAAAAGAATCATAATAGTTATGTCAAATATATCAGTAATATTACCAGTATCGTCTACATTTGCTAAGAATTTTAGCGAGTACTTTGAAAAGGCAATCGAATCAATAAAAAAACAAAGTTCGCCAATCGATGAAGTTGTGTTGGTGTATACCAATGAAGAATCATTAGTTTCTTTTGTTGATAATTTTAATTTTGGCGGATTAAATGTTAAAAAAGTCATAAATGAATCTAACGATACCGATTTTCAATCACAAGTTAACTTAGGAATTAAAAACGCAACAAATGATTGGGTTTCAATATTAGAATTCGATGATGAATATTCTTTTATTTGGTTCAAAAATGTTAGAGAATATATGATTAGTCATCCTGAGTGTGACGGTTTTTTACCTATTGTTGTTGATGTTGACGATAAAGGGATATTTGCAGGTTATACAAATGAAGCAACATTTGCGGCATCATTTAATACCGAATTAGGGATTTTAACAAATGATTTATTAAATGAATATCAAAATTTTCAAACAAGTGGTATGGTGTTTAAAAAATCTTTGGTTGATAATTTTGGGGGTTTTAAAAAATCAATGAGATTAACTTTTGTTTATGAATTTTTATTAAGACTAACGTATAATTCAGCAAGAATTATGACAATTCCAAAAATTGGTTACAAACACGTTAATATGAGAGAGTCGTCAATATTTTGGAACTACAAATTTGGTGACAAAAAATTAACAGATAACGAAGTTAAGTTTTGGTTAGAAACTGCAAAAAAAGAATATTTTTTCTCAAATGATAGAGATATAAAATACGAAGAAACAAATAATTAATGTCATCAACAAGTGCATTTTCAGGAGAAAGTGAAAACACTGATACCAAAAAAGGTAAAAAACAGAAGACATCAACAAATTATTTTGATGTAAGGGAAGAAAATGCTGTGGTATTGTTTTTACAAGCAGGAACAATACAAGAAAGAAATTTAATATATAATGAATATTTGAAGGCACCTATCGAAAAGATGGTGTCTTCAATTATTAGAAGATACAAATTGTATCGTAAGGATATGAGTTTTGAAGAAATACTTAATGATACTCATTCTTTTTTAATCACAAAATCAGACAAATTTGTACCAGACAAAAACAAAAAAGCATATTCATATTTTGGTACAATATGTAAAAATTATTTGATGGGTCAAATAATAAAAGACCAAAAAGAAATAAACAGGAAGATTTCTTACGAAGACATATCTACTGATTTAGAAAATAGACCTGACATGGTTTATTATTTAGATAATGATACCACTGATTCCGAAACAATAATATATGATTATATTGAAAAACTTAAAGTTTTTGTAGGCAATCAACAACTTAATGAAAATGAAAGAAGATTGGGCGAATCATTAATTGATTTGTTTGAAAACTATAATTCTATTTTTGTTGGTAATGATAACAAAAAGTTTAATAAAAATTTAGTTCTACTTTCTTTAAGAGAAATGACTAATCTGTCAACTAAAGAGATTAGATTAAGTATGAAAAAATATAAAAAACTTTATTTTGATTTTGTTAAAAAAATAGACCACAGGTAAAAATGTGAGTTAAAATATTTATAGATATGTCTAGACCAAAGAAAAAAGAAATATCATTAAATAAAGAATCTGTTCTTTCTTTAATGCAAGAAATTTATAATGAACTTGTAGAGCAAAGAGCAACGGCATTAAGAATTCAAAATAAAATGTTGTCTTTAATGAAAGATAGTTCCGATATGGCAATTATTGGTCCAATAATTAAAGAACAACAAAAAATAATTAATGATACGGTAGAAAAAAAACTAACGTTATCTAAATTACAATCTACAATATGGGAAAAGTCTACACAGAAAAATGATACAGAATTTTCATTATCTGAGATAGACGATAATTTAATTCAGGATTTACTTAAGAAAGATATTTCACAAATTGATAATGAAGGTCAATATAAACTGAATAATCAGAAGTAATCATGCCTGAACAATCAAATGGTGAACAGTATCAAAATCTCACCAAAAAATTTTTTTCACTTAATACCACAAAAAAAGTTAAGGACCAAAAGAAAAAAGAATTGGACCAAAAAACATCAAACTATTCTGACAGAATTGACCAAAAAGAATCTCAATACAAAAAGAAATTTGAGTCGTTTGCCGCCAGTGGTAGAACAACAATAAAAAAATACCAAGAACTTCCTAAAACACAACTTAATTCTTTAATTGATTTAACTCTAAGTACTTTAGATTCGGGAACAAACAGTGACGTATCAAGAGAAATTAGAACTATTTTTATTGATACAATTAAAAATACAAGAGAACGAGTTAAAAGACAATTACAAGAAGAAATTATTAAAACATTAGGTTGTTCACAAGAACAAGAATATCTACCAACAACTGTTTATATATCAGTACAATCTATTGATATTTTTGGAAAAACATTACAATATAGTCCTGACACTAAACCAGGCGTTTATCTTTATGAAAACAAAGAGTTTTCACCAAGAGTAAAACCTTATTCATTTAATAGAGAATTATACCACAGAATTCAAAACGAAGGTTTGAGTTATTTAGAGGAATACGACATTTATTTTCAAGGAAGAACAAATCAAAAATTATTTGATATTACATATGTAACCAATGATGGTAATAAAGATGGAAATTTTTATAAAATTGATTTCCAAGAAAGAACTACAGGATATAAGATAGTTGATTTTATTGGTGATTACTTTTCTTCAATTGATGTCATCAACATAAAAGATACTTACACAAACGTTTTTAACGCATTGACAGGCGCAATATCAATACAAAAAGGATTTTCATCAAATGAAGAAAGAGAACAGAAAAAATGGGAGTTAATAATTCAAAAAATATTAGGACTTTGTTTTGATAATAGACAAGAAATTGATGTGTCAGGTACAGGTAAATTAGACCCATCGGACCAAGTTGATGAAAATTTTTTAAGATTAAACGATATCGATAACTTAATTATTGACCAAAAATTAAAAAATTATTTATTAGGTGTTATAGAATTTGTCGGTTGTGAAGGAATTAAACTACCAACAACAAGTCCTTTATTGGTAAATTTATTAGACCCATTTCTTGATGATAATTTAATATCTTCCGACCCAACATTTTTGGCGGAAAACATGTTAGATAGTTTAGCGGATAATCCTGAATGGAAATCTAAAGTGCCAAATTTATCATTTATTATTAATAAAGAATTTATGAATGTTGCAATAAATGCAATATTAAATACCATTTTATCCCCAAAACATTTATTTCCATTAGTAGTGATGGAGAAAGTTTTAAAACAAAATTTCCAAGAATCTGAATCTATTGAACGATTTGTTGATGTTTATAAAAAATTCTTAATAAATTTAGCATCAAAAATAAGTTCAATCTTTGTTGAAGAATTAGTAAAACAGATAAGAAAAAATTTTAGAAGGATTGTTCAAGACATAGTTAATGGTCAAATACAAGAATTGGTTAGAAAAAGAAAAAAAACAGTTAATTCAATACTCGCGTCTTTAAATATCGGATTAACTTTGGCAAATGCAATTCAAGACTTTAGAAGATGTCAAAGTGTTATTGATGAATTAGAAAGACTATTAAACTTATCAATATATCTATTTAGAAGGCAACCTACAACAATTAGCCCTATTTGGAATAGGCTAGCAAGTAGTAAAGTGGGTATGACTACAGCATCAATGATGTCCAAATATATTGAATTTTTAGAAGATAGTGGTATTGACACTGGTGACGCTCCTGATGGCACACCTAATAAAGGATTGTTCGCACAACAAAATGCATTTGAATCTTTGTTAGATGAAATTGCTGAAAATGGTAAGGTAACTGTTGCAATTTCACAAACCGATGTTTTAGCCTTGTCATCAGCACCACCATCACCCGCAAATATAATAAATTTATTTGGTAACTTAGAATAACTATGGATAATGAAAAAATAAAAGAACTTATTCTTGAAAAAGAAAATCTTCCAAACGATAAAATTTTGGAAGGATTAGCCTTTTTATCTGAAAAACATGAAAAATTAAAAAATACAATTATTAATTTATCATATGAATTAGATAATGCTGAATTAAGTTATAATAAACTTTTAGATGAATATAAAAAAAGAAATAAAAAATAATGGCTGAAGATAGTAGGATAATATATTATGGTAAAGTCTTAGAAACTAATGACCCATTAGGTTTGGGTAGAATTAGAGCGTTTCCTATTGATTGGCAACAACAATCGTATAAAAACGCTTTACCTGTTGGTGATTTAGAAAATAACAATGACAAATGGACATTAAAAGACCCATTTTTAATTTTTCCACTTTTACCTATTTTTTTATATCAAGTGCCTAAGAAAGACGAGTTTATTCATATAATTTATTACAACAAAGAGTACAAAGAAAACAATAGATTTTATATACAAGGTAACTTTTCAAATTTTGACCAAATAACTCAAGAGCCATTTGATTCAATGATAAATGGATTGGCGTTGGGTGAAAGAAATAAACCTTCACAAGGAAAAATAACACCAACAACAGGAATTCCGCTTAAAGTTGATAATCAAGGGTTGTATCCTGAACCTGGTACTATTGGTCTTTTAGGTAGAAAAAATTCAGATATTCTTTTACCTGAAGATGGTTTTATTGCGAGAGTAAATAAACAATTTGAATCTGAAAATGGTGTAACATTTAATAAAAAATATAGTTTTACTAGTTTACAACTATATCCAAAAAGAGAGACAGACTCAACTATCACAAGCAAAGAAGTTGTTTTAAGTGTATATCAAAACGTTAATTATCTGATTGAGTATAATGTGTATGGTGGGTTGGGGACAATTGTTGGTAACTTTTCAGGTTATATTGAGGTATATAAAATATCCCCATATAAACCAGTTTCTACATCGGCATTTACCGAGAACAAATATTTTGAAGTTAGTGATGATAGTAAAATAGGACCTATATATAGAAAAGATTATGTTGGTGAAAGTTTCAACACAATAACAAAAGGATTTAGACAAATTATTTTAAATCTTAATAATTTAAACATAATAGGTTTAGTTGGTGAACCATTAAATAGGGTCGATAACTCGTTTCCTTTTGTTTATCAACCAAATAAACAATTATATGAAAAAACATTAAATGGTAGTAATGTTGAAATTAATAATGCTAAAAGATTTATAGATAATGTTTTTTTCAATGAAACCGATGTTTATCGTGGCTATGGAATATTATCACAAAAAAACACTTTAGGTGTCCTACAAGAACCAAGAGAAGTAAAAGAAGAAACACCGAATTTTGAAAACGTACCAACAACTGTTGGTATTACTGCATCGGATTTTTTATTTTTATTGTCACACGAAACAAGTATACCAGGTTTATTAAAAATTAATTTTCAAGATGCTCCTACTTATTCTGGTAACACATTAGACCAACAATTTATTTGGGAAAATATTTATCCAAACACTAATTCTATGGTAAGAGGTGAAAAATTAATCGACTTATTAGAATTGGTTTTAAGGTTTATGATTAATCACGTACACCCATTCCATAATATGCCGCCAGTACCTGTTGCAAAAGACCAAACAACAGTACAAGAAATACTTACAAAATTTTCAAACAGTTATAGTGAAATTTTAAATCAAAAGTTACGAATTAATTGATATTTATAATTAATGTCAATTTACAAATCATATTTCAGTAAGAATAATACAATTATCTATAATAGTTCAGGTAATACGGGACAAAATCCTGTTACTGAATTATTTTTTGGTAGAGTTGATAATACTCTGACACCACCTGGTTATTCAAGATTTATATTTAATATAGATTTATCTTATTTACAACAAAAAATTTCTGATGGTGTAATATACACAGGTAGTCCTATGACCCATAAATTAAAAATGACCAACACGATAATGTTCAATTATGACTTATTGAATGGTACGACAAGTGATGGTAGAAGGAGAGCGTCATCGTTTAATTTAAACCTTTTAAGAATACCAACAGGTAATACTTTAAATTGGGATGAAGGTGTTGGTTATGACTATTATGACACAATCAATAAATCAATTAGTAATGCTAGTTTGGCATATCAACCAAATAAAGATAACGACCAAACTTTCTCATCTAGACCTTCAAATTGGTTTAACGCGACTACTTTAAGTGCTTGGACGACAAATGGAATATACAGAAATGATAATTTAGGTACAGGAAATACTGTAAACTTTTCGGCGCTAACTGTTGTTGACACTCAACATTTTGATTTTGGTAATGAAAATATTGAGTTTGATATGACAGACGAAATAAATAATTATCTAACAGGCGCGACAACAGGTATTACAGGTTGGGTAATATCATTCCCTCCCCAAATAGAAAATATTACAGGATTAACAGAAAATTATTCGGTTGGATTTTTTACAAGACATACTCAGACATTTTATGAACCATATTTGGAAACAACATATGATGATTTAATATTGGACGATAGAAATAATTTTTACGAGAACAAAGAAAACAAACTTTATTTGTATTCTTATATACAAGGAACACCAACAAATTTCGATAATAACCCAACCGTGAGTTTAAAAGACTCAAATGGTGATTTAATGTCGGGTTATACAGGTCTTACTACTATTTTAAGAACTCAAGGTGTTTACGAAGTTACAATACCACCAATTACAGGGTACTCAACACCATGTCAATTTAGTGATGTTTGGAGTAATATTGAAATTAATGGTGTGTCATTATCTAATATTGAAAATGATTTAATTTTAAAACCTGCAAATGATTATTATAAAATAGGTACAACATCCAAGGACCCTGAAAAATATGGGTTCAGTTTTAGTGGTATTAAACAAGACGAGAAAGTTTTTAATACAGACACCAGAAAAGTTGTATTAACAGTTAAACAAGCATATTCATCAAATGTGGTTTTACCTGAATTTAAATGTTATTATAGGGTTTATGTTACTGAAGGACCAACTGAAGTAATAGTTCAAGATTGGACAAGAATAAATCAAACACCAAATGAATATTATTTCATCTTTGATACCAAAGATAAGGTACCTAACGAATATTTTGTAGATATTAAAGTGCTAACTTCGGGAGAAGTAGATACTTATAAAAGACAACTTAAATTTCAAATAGTTAATACGAAATGAAAAAAATAAATGAAAACATTAAAGATATTTTAGCTAATATTGCTGGCGATAAAGTAAGAGCTGCAATTGGTTCCATTCCAGGTTTAAACATACCCGCAGGGGTAACATCGGTTGTTCTGAATTTTTCAGAACTAAATGATGATATGGAAAAATATTACGAATTAAAAAAAGAATTCGAATCAGGTAATAGTGACTCCACAAATTTATTTGATGAATTTGATAAAGTTGAAGATGAATTAAAAGTTGATTTTATTGATATGTTACAATCTGCTGGTGAAATGGGTATACCAGGTTTTAAATTATTTAATGTCTTTGGTTTTCCACTTTTAACATCACTTTCATTAGAAAGTTTACTTGATGAAATTACTAAAATTTTACCTTTAGAAGAAGACGCTAAAGATTCATTAGTTCCATATTTGGTTGCAATAAAAGATATTGGAAAAATGAAAAGAGAGTTAAAATCATACGAAAAAAATCCTGATTCTGTTTTAGATGAGCTTTTACCACCAATTAACGAAGGACGAAAAAAAACAGGTACTAAATTGTGTAGTAGAGGTAAATCAGCCGCTAAATCAAAATTTGATGTTTATCCATCGGCTTATGCTAACGGTTATGCAATCCAAGTTTGTAAGGGTAAGATTAAAGGTTTAGATGGTAAAAAAAGGTGTTCACCACCTTATTGTTAATTGATTCTTAAATCATCCATTTTTTTGAACTTATCTTCACTATAATCAGTGAACATTCTAACCATAGTCATTAACTGACTATATTTGTCAACCCTATCAAATAAATTTAAAACTTTATTGTCGTTCATTGGGTCGTTTAAATCATTGTAAAAAATGATTCCTTGTGGTGATGGATACCTACCACCTAAATAATTTTCACCTGGTTTGTTAATAAACATACCAAATTTAGTAGATTCTAATTTATCTTGTAATTCTTTATTTTTTATAATTACATAACCTAATGAACCCATTCTATTATGTTTTTTAAACATATCGTCATTATCTTTTGATGTTGTACACCATTTTGTTCCTGCACCATACTTACAAGAAGCCTCAAAAGTTAACGGTATTACCAATAAAAATTCATCATTCTCAAATAGTTTAATATATTCATGAGGTTCAACTTTAAATTTTTCAATTATTACCTCTCTATTTATTAGACTTTCTTTTTTTGGTTTATATGATGTATATACAGGTTTTTGACCTTTACCTGTTTGTGTGTCTTTTTTTTCTGCTTTTCTTTTTTGAGAACAGGCTGCTTTTTTTTGTGAATCAGACATTTTACCTGCAACACCAGCCGCTCTACATTTTGGATATGCTCCTTTAGAAGTATCAGGTCTTCCGCATGGTGGGTGTTTACCATCAACTTTTCTACAAATATTAACCCAAGGACCTTTTGGTTGTTTACTACCCTTAGGTTTTTTCTTAGTTCCAAACCAAACTGCCAAATCTTCAGTTAATAAATTTATTAATGTTTCAACATCCTCAGAAACATTGTTTGATGTTCCACCTACAGACGAAATACTAACTCTACCAGCTCCTAATCCATCATCATCTTGATTCTGTTGTCTCTTTTTTAATTCATTAGATATTTTAATGGCGTTGTGTTCTTTTGTTTTAATATTTTTACTGTCCATAATACCATCATAACTATCATATTGTAATTCAGCACTTACGTATTTTGATAAAGGCTCAATATATGGGTCTAAAGACGTTTTATCCCAAAGTTTTAAACCAAGACTAATTGGTGGTTTATACGCTCCCGAGCCACCTGTTATTGTAGCCTCATTTATGTTATTCCAAACAATTGAATCATTTGATTTTATATCTTTAAATATAACTTTATCTTTTGACATTTTAATTTTATCTTTATATAAATATTTCGAATTATGGTTAATTATAATATTTTTAATCTTTTTACTCTAAAAAATGATGAAGAGTTTCAAACATTGATAGATTCTTTAAATAAAGAACAATCAATATATTTTTTAGTTAATTCTGTGAAACACGCGCATAGACAAGGATTATATACATTAGAAGAGTCCGAAATTATTTCAAAATGTATACGAAAAATTTATTCACCTGAAATAATACAAAATGATGTAAACGAAAAAAGGGACGAATAATCGTCCCTTTTTTATTGTTTAGATATGTTAGATTATCTCAATTCTCTCAAATCGAATGTTCTAACACCATCAACAGTCACTTTACCGTAGAAACGGTTGTTAACCATCTTCTTAGCGTATCTTGTCATGATACCTTTGATTGGTGTGAAGTTGAATGGGTTATACATTGTTGGAGTTAACTGTAGAGGAACATATGGTGCGTATACATAACCAGTGTCTAACAATGAGTTACCTTTGTGTCCAATCAACAATGTGTTTGCTGGGAAGTAAGGGTCTCTGTAAACCTGATATCTACCTGCCAATGTACCAACTCTTTCAATACCCATGTTGTATTGGTCTTGCTCAGGAGCTGCGTTTGATACGTGGAAGTATTCCAAATCATCAAAAATTGCACTGATTTCAGAAGATACAACAATCCAGTTAGCTCCGCCTCTTAAAGTAGATTTGTGGATTTGTGCTGACAATTGGTTGATTGCTGTAATCAAAGTCTGATTCCAATCTTTTTGTGTGTATTGTGTTAATGGATTTGCAGTTGTACCTCTTTTCCAACCGTTGTAATCCCATCTCAAAGTCCATGCTGCACCTTTTCTCAAATCTCTCAAGATTTCTCTATCAATTTCTGCTGCAACTTGCTCAGACAATAAAGCTGTTAATTCAGCTTCAGCGTCAATGTTGTGGAATGCTGCAACGTCTTGTGCTAATTCAGGAGACCATTGTGCTCTCAATTTTCTTTCAGTTACAGAAACTGTTACTGATTCCAAATCAAAAGAAACTTCACCGATTTCATCTTCAAATTCTAAGTTTTGATAGATTCTGTAAGTAGCTGTAAACACGTTAGTAGTTGATGTATTTGCGTTTGTTGTAATACCCGAATATCCATCTAAAGAACCTGAACCTATTGAACATGGAACCTGTGTGTCAATTTCTAAGTAAATAACACCATTAGCATCACATATGTTGTCATAAGCACCACCGTTTCCACCGTAGTTACTTGATGTACCTGGGAAAGTAGTCGTTTGTTGTGAACCATATTCAACAATACCGTTACCATATTTTTGAGTAACAACTCTAAATAACAATGGACCACTACCTAATGTTGTTCCTGAGAAACCATTTATAACAGTACCTGCCACCGCACCTGCAGTAGTGTTTTGTTGAATTGTTAATCCAGCTAAGAATTCTTCAGTATCCATTTCGTTACCGTTAGGTCCGATTAATTTACCAGCACCTGCGTAGTTGAAACCTGACATACCAATCAATACTTTTCTAAACTCAGTACTTGCTGCATATCCTGATTGGATTAAATTACTACCGTTCCATACTACAGTTGTAGCTGTAATTGTTCTTGCACTAAACTTACCTTTAGAATAGTCAAATAACCCTGGAGGGTCTAATGCTGCTTCGTTACCTTCATAGAATCTATCATATAAATTCTTATCATTTGCACCATAACCAGTGTCAGGTGAAGAAGGTCCGTTAGGTGCTCCATAAGGTGCGAAGTGTGTACCACCCACAGTTGGGTCTTGACCCATGTCATAACCCTGAATTTTAGGTACGAAGTAGAACAATTTACCGATAGGTAAGTTCATAGCTTGTACTGATACGATGTCGTTAGCCAACAACTTAGAGAAAACTCTTCTTACGATTGGGAATACAACCGTTTCGAAAGAACCGTCTGAAGATGTGCTAGCCGCTTCGTTTATTAAGTGTGATGCTTGGTTTTCATAAAGTTGAGCGATGTTTTCTTTAACATGACCTCTCAAACCTTCTAGGAACCCAAGTCTGTCCCATTTGTTGATTGTATCTTCTTTGATAACTTTAAGGTGCTTAAGACCGATGTTACCAACAAGACCTGATTCTAATAATGCTCCCATTTTTTTATTTTTTTAAGTTTTGTTTAGTTTATTTTAATTTTGACATCAAATCTTTCATTCTTAAGAATTGTGGATTTTCATATGTCTTGTTTTCAACCAAGTTTGTTGAACCTTTAGTTGGTGTTCTATCAATAGATTCTACGATAGATTCTTTAACAACTTTATTCTCTTTACCACCTAATTCATTTTTTATTTGTGAATAAAGATTTTTTGATTCCTTGATTGTTTCGACGTTATCAAAACGTCTCATGATGTTTATTTTTTCTTGTTTAGTTGTAGAATGTTCTGTAAACAATCTAGTTGCGTATGCCAAGTTTGAATTGAAAACCGCTACCTCGTTAAGTTTTTCTCTGAAGATATTCAAAGCTTTTCTGTATTCTTCGTTTTTAAGTCTTAAAACTCTAACTTCTTCTTCTAAAGCTTTGTTAGTAACAACTTTCATTTTAGGAAGACCGTCTCTCTTAGGATAGTTTCTTGAACCATTACCATAAGTTCTTGAAGCTTCTTTCATTTCATCTTCACGTGTCTCAAAACCTGCATCATCTCTTCTTGATTTCATTGATTTTAAATCTTTTTTAGACAATGCCCCGTGTTCCATTCCTTCTTTTTCATCTTCATGGTCATCATAACCTTGACCTTCTTTAAATTCACCTTTTACGTATTTTTTAGCTTCAGGTGCTGATTTACCGTGAGGTCCTTTGTGAATGTTTTCACCCTTGAACGATACCTTACCAGGTCCTTTACCCATACCTACACCTACATAGGTTTTTTCTTTAGACTCCATCATACCTTCTTTTTCGTCATCGTCTTCATCATCGTCATCTGAGATTTCAATTTCATAAACAACTTCTTCAGTCATTTCGTCTGTTAAATCTTCATCTGAACCTAATGATAATTCATCAGATAAATCTTCTTCACCCCCACCAATAGGAAGTGTCATTGTGTCTGTTTGAGATAAAACATCAACATCTAACTCATCACCCATTTTTTGAACGATAAGCCTGTCACTGTCACCCATACCCATAACAATCTTCATTAATTCTTCATCTGATGCACCGACCATGTTTAAAGGTTCGATTTCATCACCCATCATGTCATCATCATCATCCATCATAGTGATATCATCTGTCATAGACATTTCACCACCAGCGTCGTCAGATGCTGTCATGTCGATAGTCATAGAATCTTCGTCTTCATCTTCTTTCATATCCATCATGTGGATACCTTCTGTGTTGTAAGATTCATCTGCCATCATTTCTTCGTCAGTCCCTTCAAATAGAGACTCTTTTACTAATTCTTCGATTTCTTCCTTCATTGTAGAAGCAAGTATTCCCTTTGCGTTTTCAGAAACTACATTTTCCAAATTCTTCATTTGTAAAAGAGCTTCTTCAACCAATGATTTTTTTTCTGAATTCATTTTTAGCAATAAAAATTTGTTTTATTTTTCATATAAATATATCCATTTGCTAAAAAAGTTAGTTTTGTGTGGGTGTTAAAATAAAAAAACCCGATTTCTCGGGTTTTAATTTGACTTTTAAGCTTAAAATTTTTTATTCAAAAACTTCATCAATTTTGCTTTCGGCGACCGAAGTAATTCTCCAATCGTGTTGAAAACCTTTAAACTTGTCGGTAACTTTCGCTTCAACATCGGTTACATTATAACCTCTAACAAGTTTTTCTTCTCTAATTTTTTTAATTTTTCCTGAGTTCTCGTCAATCAAATCGTACTGAACTTTTGCAACAAAATATTTTTCGTCCATAATTTTAATTTTATCTATGTCCCAAATAATCGTTCAATTTTGTCATTAAGTCAAGTGATTTTCCTAATCCGCCATCAATTCTTGGTTCTTGTTTGTCTTTTTTATCTACATCAATATTTTCGTCATATAATTTTCTATCATCTTTGTTAGAGTAAAGATATGCTCCAGGTGTAGACGGATTCATAACCAAGTCAAAACATATAATTTCAAAATCTTCTTGAACTTCGTTGTGTTCACCTTTTTTCGCCAAAGAACCAACACCTCTCGAAGATATGCCCATAGTAACACCTTGTCTCATCAAGTTTGCTGCAATGTCACCTTTAGTAGAAACAACACCTCTTTCATGAAAACCTGGTGAAGTCAATAATCTTAACTTACCCATTAAAACATTATCGTCCCACCATACATCATCAATAATATGTGATACTCTGTCCAAATCAATTAAAGAAGATTCAGGGTGATTTAATTCTGAAGTTGATAAACCTTTTTGAATTAATGATTTATATTTTTCAGCCTCTCTTCTTAATATTTTTTCAGGGTAAACTCTTCCGTTTCTATTTGGTACCCCATACTTTTGTAAAGTTGCGTAAAACACAAAAGGTTTTGAATGGTCTATTTGGGTTTTATTAATTTGTGCAAAATTCTCGTTTAAAGAATCTTTCCAAGAAATACTACCCGCATCATATTCAATTAATATACCTTTACCAGTTTCGTTTGGTCCTAAAATTTTCATAATCCTTTTTTCATTATAAATATAAGGACTATTTAAACTTTCATTTTTTCTTTTGTTTTGGCATATTGAATTGTAAAATATTTTGAATCTGATAAAACCTCGTTGTAGATTTTGTTAATTATTTTTGTTAGTTCTTCAGATATTTCATTAGATTTAAAATCTGCATCTTGTTTTGTAAAAAAAGTTATTTCTAAATTTAAGAACGATGCTTTTTTTAATCTTATACCACTTGTTCT